TGATGTCTTTTCTGATATTGCATGAAGCATTGAAGTTATTTTATCTAATTTGTTAGATTGTTCTTTAACTTTGTCTTCTAAATTTTGTATTTTATTCTTAGTATTTAAGTCTATGCCACCATTTAATAAAGTAGTTTTTTGCCCTGAGTTAGTAGCTCTTCCATTTATATAAGATTTAGTTAACATATTATGTGTAACCCCAGAATATTTTTTAGGTTTTTTTATTATTTCTTCAGTAGTCATACTATTTCCTATATTTATATTATTTTTATATGGGGGATTTTAATTAAAGGGGGATATAAATACCCCCCCTTAAGTTGTCTATCTATCTACTAGTTATGATCTGTCTCATCAATACCTGATACATCACATAGTACTGCCCATACTCTAATTAGACCAACAGTGGATTGTGCTCCACCTGTTAATATGTCAAGAGTATCTGCACTAGCAACAACAAGATTAGCTGTCGCTGTAAGCACACTGTATCCTGTACCATTACCATCACCATCAACAAAGTTGTCAACGTCTCCACCTGTTATACCTAAGTCCATAGTAACTGAACTTGATAACGCAGTAATTACTTCAATTCCTGCTTGCATAATAAGTGTTTCTGCAGGGATATCAAGTGCTTGAATGATATCTCCTGATGCTGGGTTAAACGTATCTACGTCAATTGTATTTTCTACTAAGTAAGGTGTTCTACCATTAGACGGATGCCCTGTAGTACCACCAACTCCTGTTTTATCGAAAGTTGCCATAATATATTTCTCCTATCTATGATTAACCTATTGTTATTACGCCAGAGAATACTGCTTCTGTTCTTAGAACTTTTCTTCCAAAAACGTGTAATCCTCTAACTATGTCTGAAAATGAATCAGGATCTCTGATAAGTTCCGTTTTCGCAATATGGTTTGCAGTTGCTACTGCACCTTGGTGACCATAAAGGAAAGCGAACTCGTTAGAGCCTGCTGATCCAAATGTTTTATTCGCTGCTGATCCGCTTGATACAGCTATTGAATTAGTAGTATACATTTTAAAACCAAATAAAGGTCTATCTGTAATCATACCATTTCTCATAGCTGAAGCTGATCCGTCTGCCATAACAGATTGATCAACGACTTTAGCACCTGCTTTTCTAAGTTGTTGATAGAAAGCTGGTGGTGCAACGAACCATCTATTTTCTTCTGGTACATCGTTACCATCAAGAACTGTTTTAGCTGCTGACATAATATCTGTTAATGTGTCAACTGCTGCATCACCATCGATAGGTGAACCGTCTGTTCCTGTATTAGCTGCTGAAGTACTTGCTCCAGCATATATTGCACTTAATACATTAAAGTCGTAGTTCTTTTTAAGTGCATAAGCACCTGAAGAAGTTGCAAGAGCTTCAAAGTTTACATGTGATTGTCTTTCTTCGATGTCATCTACTTTAAACGCAAAGTACGAACCTTGGTCGACAGTCAATTGAATTTGATCGTCTGCAAGTGTTTCTGTGTTTACTGTTTGACCTCTAGCGTAGTCGTTCACTGTAATTGAAGGTTCTTTGATTATATTTACTGTGTCGCCAAAATTTTCAATTTCTCCAGCATAATCAGTGTTTGTAATATCTTCTACAACTGATGCTCTTCTGAAAAATTTTTGAACCTTTTGACTATAAATTGCTGGTGCCCAGTTACCTGATGGTAAATTCTGATAGCCAGTTGCTTTTCCCATTGTTGCCATAATGTTTGCCTGTGGTTATAGTTGTTAGTTTAAGGTTGAATCCTACCTTCTCTTGATGCTTCATCGATTTCAGCTTCAAACTTTGCAAACGTTCTTCTATCCATCTTACCAATCTCAGAGTTAGACCAGATTTTCTTTGTGGGAATATCTGATTCTGTAGCTTTACTAGTTTTTGTTATAGCCTTAGCTGCTTCTTTCTTAACAGCTGTTCCCTGTTTCTTATTAAGTGTACTAGTACCTTTATCCATCTTATAAAGATCGATTGCTCTCCCAGCTAATTGTGCATTAGATGTATTTTCATACAACCAACTTTGAATAACTGGATCTTGCTTACTAGCCCACTCATGAAATTCATCTTTCTTACGAATCTCAGTAAAGTCAGGATGTACTCTTAACAATTCTACTTCTGCTTTCTCTTTACTAACTTGTTCCTGTTGAGCTTGCAGATTTTGGTATTTCTCCTCCATCTCTTTTGCTCTAGTATCAGCCTTTGTCATAGCTATAGTTTCAACCATATCATAAACATCAGGATACTCCTGTCTCCAAGCTTCTAATTCATCCTTGGATTTAGGTGGAACAAAGTCTTTAGTAGACGTTTCCAATTGCGTTCTTAAAGTTCTAACTTCATCTTTGTGCTTAAACAAAGTAGAATCATAGTGTTTTTTTAAATCGTCATAACGTTTCTTAAAAACACGATCTTCTGCATTTTCAGGGCGTTCAGTTGAAGGAGTAGCATCGGTATCCGAGCTTGCAATTTCTTCAGATGTTTCTGTGTCCTTTTGAACGGTTGCTGCTTCTGCTTTATCTTGATTAAATTTATTTAATTCACCTTTAGCAAATGCCTCAGTTTCGGGATCACTTTCGTCATCTCTATGTTTCTGATACATTGATTTACTAGATGGTTTATTAAATAGTTTAGTCTCTTGTTTAACTTCTGTTTCGTTTGAAACTTCAGCTAAGTTTTCGTTCTCTTCCATTATTTTTCCTTTTAGGTTGAGTGCCTTATGGTTAAGGGTAGCTCACTTCCATAATTTGTGGGCTGAGATTATACTAGTTCTGTATCACCGTTATCTATTGAATCTATTTCTGGATCAATAGCAGTATCAGGTTCTTTAGCCATCATACTGTTAGGGTTAGACATTTGTGTATTCTCAGGTGGCACATTATTATTATCATCTGATTGTGACTCAGATAATTCTGTAACGAATCCTTGTACGGATTCTTGTTCTGTATTGCTAGGGTATTTTTTTCTAGCGAAATTCTTTACGACTGATACTGGTAGTATAACGTTTTCTTCAGCAGATGTAAACTGCGATATTACGCCACTAGCTTCAGGTATAATTTTTGTTAGTATACTTGAAAGGCTTGGTGATAGTACCATATCTAATTGTTGTTTTTCTTCGTCTGATAAACTATTTAATTTTTCTATAATAGCAGGATCTTTTACTTCAGGTTTTTCTACCATTGGTTTTGCAGCTACTGCTGGAGCTGTTTTTTTTTGTGGTTGAGCTGGTGGCTTTAAGTTAGACATATCAGGTGCTTTAGCTATTGTACTTGACTTGTCCATCAAACCTGTTGTTGTTACTTTACCATCTGGTCCTATTGCCATTATGCTCTTCTCCAATGTGTTAAATTATATTTACTAATTTGTTTGTCACTTACAAAGTTACCTAATGCCCAACATACGGGTTCACCTATACCTGCATATATTCTTCCAAGTAAATCAAACTTACCTTCGTTCAATCTCCATGCAATATCATTTGCTCTGTGTTGTGCAATGTGTTTCCACATCTTTCTATATCTAGGATACTTTTGCATATGTTTTACAGTTGGTTCTGCCCAAAGTAAGTAACCTTTAACGTGTGTTTTAGATAATGTTTTGAATGTAAATTTTGTATCTCTTACCCAATCTCTAGTAGATAATTCTCCTGTTCTGTGTAGATCTGTGCATATAACTCTACCACTATCTGAACCACTGCTTCCACCTTCTCCACCAGTTGCTCCTGGGCTTGTATCAGTTGCAGTTTGTTTTGCTTGTTTATAAGATGCAGCTTGTGTTTTCATATTTGCAGTATCTGATTTAAATTTATCAGACATAGGTTTATCAGATTTTTCACGTCTTGAAATTGTTGCTTCTCTAGTAGCTATTCTTTTATTACCAGCATTTTCTAAATTGCCAAAGTCTGAATTTCTATTCATACCTGCATATAAATCTGTTGCAGCATTACCAGATATTCTTTGGCTACCTTCGTTAGTATTAAAGTATCCTTTGTTTACTTTTTGTACAGCTGTTTCTTTAGGCAACATACCTGCTACCATTTTAACACCACCCATAATTGGATTAGCTGCAAAACCTAACACACTACCAGCCATTTTAAGTGCTTTATTATTTTTAACAGAGTTTACTACACCTGATACAGTATCTTGTACTGCTGATGTAGCTCTTGATTTTATACTAGGTGGCTTACTATATTTAACACCAGTTTGACCACGTAAAATTCCATCTTGATATTGTGGTTGTATAGAATCTGTAGCACCAATACTTTCTTGTGGTGCTGCTTGATTTGCTTTAGTTTGTCCAGCTGCTATATCCTTAGTTTGCTGTGATGCAATATTAGTCATAGGGTCACCAGCACTTCTAACTGAAGCTTCATTTACTTCTGCATTCTTAAGCATAGGTGTAGATGTATCTTGTTGCCCATCACTTCCACCACCATAAGTATTAGTAGGTGTAAATACTTCTGTAGTCTGTGCTTTAATAGTAGCTTCAGTAGCATCTTTAGTTGTCTTAGCTACATCTGTAGTAGCACTAGATTTTAAATCAGGTAAATTTAATTTATTTACTTGTTTAAAGCCTACTGATTTTAAATTGTAATTACCACTAGAGTCTTGTTCTAGTTCGTAAGTACCACCGCCAACTCTTGATGTATCAAATGTATTTGCCATACTATTCTTCTTTATTCCTTTTAATTGTTTCCTTTAGACTGAGGATCTTGCGAAGCAAAACCAGCTTCCCCTGGCATCGGTACATTACCTGTTCCGATGTTGCCACCTCCATTTCCTGTTGGATCTGTTGGCGAAGCTCCTGGAGGTACTCCTCCCATATTTCCCATTGGACTTTGTTGTCCGCTATTGCCTGTAGGCGTTTGATTTCCATTTACCATCCCCATTATTTGTGCGTAGATTGCTGCTTTCTCTGGATCATTGACCAGTTGATCTGGATCAATATCAAGTGACTTAGCTACTTCTTTTAAACATGTATGCCATTTAACAAATGGTGCTAACGAAGGGTTAGACGCTGTTTGCATAAATGTCATTAGTCTTTGTGATCTTACTTCTTTCTGCATCAAAGAAGATGTTCCTTGTGCTTTAATATCTAGATCACCTTGTATCTCAGGTCGTTCAGTGTTAAACTGCATGTTCCAATGAAACATTGAATTACCTAGGGGTTTTAATATATAGTCATCAATATTTTTAATAACTGTCTTAATACTTAATGCTGCAGCACCCATTAACATAGACATACCTGCTGCTGTTCTTGTAGTTGATTGAACACCAGTTGTACCATGTGAGTAAGAAGGTATTCCTGTTGACTCATCTGCTAGTTGTCTAAATCTATCAAACATCATTAAATTTTCATTAGCAGTATTTGGAAACTTAATACCATGTATTGCTTGACCTGGTTGTCCACTCTGTCTTCTAAAAATTTTACCAGGAAATACTTTCATATCTTGACCTGGTACTAACATTGTTTCATCAACATCAAATACTAAATTACCTGATAGTGCTAAGTTATCAATTGCCATTCTTGCATGACCATTCATAACTTGTTGTGAATCTTGCATGTTCTCTGGTATACCTACACCAAAGAATTGATAAGGGTTTAACTCATATGGACAAACCATATAAGGTATTCTTTTTGGTGAGAAAGGATTTTCTACTACTCTTAAAACCTTACCACCACATATCCAAACATTAACTGATACGACATCTAATTCATCATCGTAATCAAAATCTAATTCTTCTGCTAGATGTTTGCTTATAGTTCCCCAATATTCTAATACTTCAAATCTGTTTTTATATAATGTTGAAACATTCTCTCTATCATATAAAGAAGATTCATATCCTCTTGTTTGATAGTTAGGTCCAGTCTCTAAACATTCTCTAATCTTCTCTGCATTAAACATAGGCTTCTTAGCTAGTTCTGCAAATTGTTGTCTGTTAAAAGAATGTCTTTGAATAACATACTCAGCATCATTCATACTAGTTGCATTAGGATCTGGATAGAAATCCCAACATGATACTGCTTCAATTCCTGGTACGTCTTTCTGTACTTCCATCATTGCTGATGTTCCTGTTTCTTCATCTCTAGAAAATTTATACTGAGTCTTTACATTTGTAAAAGGACCTTTTAAAATTCCTGTTCCTAATAAAGCCATCTCAAAAAATACATGTCTCATAACTGAGATTGCTTCACTATCTTCTAACTGATCGTGAATTACTTTTTGCATCTTTGCTGCTGCCATTGAAGCAGGCTCTATCTGTGGCATAGTTTTTAAATCAGGTGCATCACCATCTTCAAAACCTAAATTCGTAAATTCTTGTGCTAGATCTTTCATTAAAGATTCTGCTGTAGCACCTTTTGGTATTCCACCACCATCACCTGGAAAACCATATGGGCTTTCTGGTTTAGCTTCTTGTGATTTTGGATCTTTAGCTTGTCCTGGTTTAAGGTGTGCGTATTCTTCTGTACCTTCAGGCATTACTGTAGGTGTTACCCCAATTGGAAACTTACCAGCTGAGAATAATACTTCAATGATTTGACCAAATGCAGCAAGTACTTTAGTCTTTGTTACTTTAACAAATACTTTAGATTTCTCACTATCACGAAAAGCTTGTTCAGGACCGTACAATCCTCTATAGTTTCTGTAGGCAGATAACCATCTCTTCTCATCTTGGAGTCTAGATGTTTCTGCTTCATTAAACTTCTCACGTACATATCCTACAAACGGATCGTAATTATCTTTTTCGTCTTTATCCATTTAATCCTTTTTG